TCTATTCAGCCTGATAAGCTAAAAAGCATTGCAATAAATTATCCATGCCTTGATATTGGTTGGCTTCTAACAGGCATAGGGGAAATGGAGAAAGTTGAATCTTCTAATTCTTTACTGATTGAAGAATTGAAAGCTGAAATCAATATGCTTAAAGGTGAAAATCGTGTACTCCGGGAACAGGTTGGTCTCGGAGAAAGAAAGGGTAGTAGGAGTGCGTCATAATTGATATTAAAACAGGAAGAAAGATACGTTGATTATTATGGATATTTATTATAATATTAATAATGATGAAGATTTATTAGTTTTAATGGAAACAGAAATTCTTTCTTCATTAAATGATTTCTGTTTATCTGTTTTATGTAAGGGGGGAATTTGGACTGATGTGACTGGGAAAAGAAGAGGGATTATTGAATCCTGGGAAGATGCATATAGATATTGTATCGATGGGTATCTTGTTTTAATGTTAGTTCAAATAATAAAGGCAGGGGATTATAAAAAGGAGGTGATTTATAATAAATATAGGGAAAAAGTTTATCCATTCCTAAAAAAATATGGATGTAGCGAAAAAGTTTTTGGGGAAATATTTCAGAATGCATGGAAATGCAGATATACAGATAATAAAACTACTATAAAAGATAG